GACAAACATCACTGCGGTATCATTAGGGGGAGATGTTTCTTACCTATCGGCGGATTTCGTCGTGACGGTTTACGCAAACTAAGGGGAAAAAAATGAGCCGCTTCGTAGCGACTGATTACAAAATCACAATCAATGGCACCGATTTCTCTAACAGTATCGCTGCCGTCACAATGGACATCAGTTCCGAAGAACAGGACGTTACCGCATTCGGCGGCAGCGGATACCGCACAAGAATCGGCGGCTTGAAAGATGCAAGCGTCACGCTTGACTTCCACCAAGATTTCGGCGCAGCAGCGGTTGACGCCACATTGTTCCCATTGTTGGGATCGAACGCAACCGTCACCGTGTTCCCAACTTCGGCAACCGTGTCCGCAACCAATCCGTCTTATACCGGCGAATTTTTGGTTTCTTCCTATTCTCCATATTCGAGTACGGTCGGGGATTTGGCTACGCTTAGCGTTTCCTGGAACCTTGCTGGAACCGCTGGGATTGCACGCGCCACAGCCTAATTTCGGCTAGACTGGCGTCATGAATTTCACACTAGCCATTCATTACGTCGGACAATCCGAACCGAAGGTCGTCAACGGCATGGCCGCGGACATCGTTGCATTCGAAACCAAATTCGATATGTCGATGTCCCGGTTGCAAAAAGATGCCAAGTTGACGCACTTGATGTTCCTAGCGTGGTCGGTTGAACACCGGACGAAGGCGACGGGGAAACCATTTGAAGAATGGTTGAACGACGTCGAAGCGGTCGAAGCGGCTGACCCAAAAAAATAGTTGGCATCGGGGATGACTCGATGCATTGGCTCATTGCCACGCTTGCGGTGGAAACGGGTTTGTCACCGACGGAATTGATGAACATGGAACCACGCATGTTGTTCACGATCCAACGTTACGTGATGGGGCAATCCCGTCGACAACAACGTCGCCGGTAGAATTGTAGGTGGGATTGGAGCCACCTTGAAAATCGAAGCGTCTGTGAACAAAACGGATTTGTCCCGTGTTGTGCGTGAACTAAAACAGATCGACAATGATTCGATCAAAATGTTGCGCCTAAAGTTGAAGACGGGTTTGACACCGGTCGCGGCGGCGGTTGATGGTGCGATCCCGAAGGAAGCACCGATTTCCGGGATGCAACGTTCCCGTCGTGGAACGAAACTTCAGGGGCGCACGAAGTGGCGTGGTGCGAACAAAACAAGGATTGAATTCTATCCGGGGCGTTCACAAAAGGGTTGGGCAAATCTTGTTGTGATGACGGTGACGGGTGGGAAACGTGGTGTTGGTTTTGACATGGCGGAATTGGCTGGTGTTCGGAAACAACCGGGGAACGTTTATTCGCGACCGTACACACGGCGCACGGGGCGGGGAACAATGACGCGTGAGTATTCGCACCGTGTCACGACGCAGGGTGATCAATTCATCAACGCGTTGCAGGCGGCGAAACCAATCAAAGGCAAAGCGGGACGATACGCATATGACGCATTTTTGAAACAACGACCCGCAACAATCCGGATCGCGACCGGCATCATCAATGACGTAATGAAATCCTACAATCGCAAATTCCAAATCAAAGGCGGTGCCTAATGGCTGGCGGTCCAATTCGTCTTCCAATTGTTTCGAAGTTCGATCCGAAGGGTGTCAACAAAGCGCAATCATCGTTGAAAAACTTTGGTGCCGTTGCCGGAAAAATAGGACTTGCTGCGGTTGCTGCGATCGCTGGTATTGGCACGGCGGCGTTGAAAATGTCGTCAGAATTCGAAACATCGTTTGCGAAGATTCAAGGTTTGGTTGGCGTGTCCGCGGATCAACTTGGGGCATTGGAAGACGCTGCCAAAACGTTGGGTCCACAGTTCGGTAAGTCCGCGCAAGAAGCGGCGGACGCGTTGTTCTTCATTACGTCGGCGGGTTTGCGTGGGAACGATGCAATCACAGTTCTTGAAGCGTCGCTGAAGGGTGCCGCTGCCGGGTTGGGTGACACAAAGACAATTGCGGATTTGGCAACGTCCGCGGTCAACGCTTATGGCGTGAATGTTTTGGATGGTGCCAAAGCGGTTGACGTTTTGACCGAAGCGGTCCGTGAAGGAAAGTTGGAACCGGCAGAACTGGCTGGGGCAATGGGGCAAGTGTTGCCCATTTCGTCCGCGTTGGGTGTTGGGTTTGATGAAGTCGGTGCGGCGATGGCTGCGATGTCCCGCACGGGTACGGATGCGTCCACCGCGGCGACACAGTTGCGTCAGATTTTGGCGACGGTTGCAAAACCTACAGGCGAAGCAAACGAAGCACTTGCCAACATGGGTTTGTCCGCCGCGGGTTTACGTGAACAAATCAAAGAAGAAGGTTTGTTCGCAACACTTCAAACGCTGACCGAAGCGTTCGACGGAAACATCGAAGCAACGTCGGCGGTGTTCGGTAACATCCGGGCGTTGTCTGGTGTGCTGGACCTGATGGGTCCAAACGTTGAAGGCACCGCGCAAATTTTTGCAAACATGACTGACGACGTGGGTGCGTTGGATGATGCGTTTGCGGCGATGGAAGACACCGCTGGTTTCAAAATGAACAAGGCGTTGGAAACGGCGAAGGTTTCGTTGTTGGGTGTCGGTGACATTTTGTTGCCGATCGCCGCCCGGTTGTTGGATTCGTTGATGCCGGTCATCGATTCGTTGGGTCCGTTGTTGGAAGACTTGTTCACAAAATTGGAACCGGTCATCGGGGAATTGTTGGGCATGTTGCCCGCTTTGTTGGAATCATTGTCCCCGTTGTTCCCAATCATCGGTGACATTGCCGGGGTGTTTTTGGATTTGGTCAAAACGGCGTTGCCACCGTTGATCGCATTGTTCGACATTTTGTTACCCGTCATTGCGGAAATCACGGGCGTACTTGCCGAATTTATTGGGAACGCGTTGGAAATGATCGCCCCATTGTTGGTTGACATTGTGGAAGCGTTCCGACCATTCATTGAAGCGTCGTTGCCGATATTCATGGAACTGTTTGAATTGCTTATTCCGATCGTGCTGGAACTGATTGAAATGTTTTTGCCGTTGTTGGACTACGTGTTGCCCGTTCTGGAAGCGTTACTGATGGATGTGGTGTTGCCCGCGCTGGAAATGTTCGCGGAAATGATGGGCGTGTTGTTGCCGTTGGCGATGGAAATTTTCAAGGAAATGGGGTTGGGGAAACTGCTCACATCGTTGGGTGCGTTCTCTGACCAATTTAGCGACATCGTGTTTGCTATCCGCACGTTCTGGGCGACCGGGTTCAACCTGATGTTGGACCGTCTAGAATTTTTCATCAACGAATCAATCAAGGGTTTGAACTGGTTTATTGACAAAGCGAATTCGTTGCCGGGTGTGGAAATTGATTTCCGTGCTAGTGAAGTTTCGTTTGACCGGTTGGCTATCCCCGGCAAATTCGACAACATGCGTTTCGCGGATAAGGATGTGTCCGGCATTTCGGACACGGGTCGTCGTGGTGGTGGCGGTATCGATGCGATCGTCCAACAATACACAAGCACTTATGACACGGCGATGGTGAACGCGATGCGGAACCGGGCAGGGTTTGACGGGCAGGCGATGGCTGCGAAGGTTTTGGCGGATCGGTTCGGTATGCCGGCGATGGCGGATGGTGGCATTGTGAACCGTCCCACGTTTGCGTTGATTGGCGAATCGGGTCCGGAAGCGGTTGTGCCGCTGGGTGGACGCGGTGGCATGGGGAACACGTACAACATCACGGTCAATGCTGGGATGGGTTCCGATGGGGGACGTGTCGGTGAAGAAATTGTGAAGGCTATCAAGCGCTATGAACGGACGTCCGGTCCCGTGTTTGCGAGCGCATAATGACAACCGTTGTTGAAATTGGCGCGGTCGAAGGTTTCATCCTCGACAACCTAACCGCGGGCGTGTTGGATCAAAACGAATTGGGTGGGGTTTCGTTCAAAGACATCACATCAAAAATCAAAGACGTCACAATCACCCGTGGCAAAAACCGTGACTTAGATCGTTTTTCCGCGGGCGCATTGTCGGTTGTGTTGGACAACGAAGATCGTTCGTTCGATCCGTTGTATTCTGCCGGACCATATTTCGGTGACATCATTCCCCGCCGTGATGTGCGTGTGACGGTTGATGGTGTCCGTCAATACACGGGTGTGATTGATGACTGGAATTTTGAATATGACCCATCGGGGGAATCGCGTGCGCAATTGGTTGCGGCGGATGATTTCACGGTGTTGGCTAGGCAAGCGCTGACGGCGGGGACGGCGACACCGGAATCGTCTGGGGATCGTGTGACGGCGGTGTTGGACATGGAATCGGTGCAATGGTTGAAGGGTCGAAACATTGATGTTGGGGCGTCCACGTTGGGCGCTGACGTGTTTGATGGCAACGTTTTGGAATACTTGCAGAAGGTTGAACTGTCTGAGCAGGGCGCATTGTTCATTTCGAAGACGGGGGATTTGACATTCCGTGGTCGGTTGGATGCGACACCGACATCGGGTTCGTTGATTACGTTCGCGGATAACGGCACCGGTATTCCTTACACGCGGGTAGCGGTGAACTATGGGACCGAATTGTTATTGAACACGATACAGGTGGAATCGGGTGCGGGTGTTGCGATGGCGTTGAATGAAACGTCACGCACCCAATACGGTGTGATCGAAACATCGTTGGACACTTTGGTTTCAACGACATCACAGTTGCAAAACCTTGCAGATTTCAATGTCAAAAAATATGCCGATCCGGAATATCGGATTGGTTCGATCGGGATGAACATTGACACGTTGTCGGTGTCGGATCGTGCGACCGTGTTGGCGATGGAACTTGGTGATGTTTGTTTGCTACGTTTCACACCTAACGGGGTGGGCGATCCCGTGGAACAATATGGCGAAATAATCAAACTGGATTCTCAGATCACACAGGAACGCCATGATGTGACGATTGGTTTGGCATCGTTGGATTGGACGTTCCTTGTGTTGGACGACGCGGTGTTCGGTATACTTGACACAGATCACTTAGCCTTCTAAGGAGCAACGCCGTGGCAATTCCCGCAGGTTTCAAAACGTTCGTCGCGGGCGACGTCCTTACCGCTGAGCAGGTGAACACGTTTTTGATGTCGCAATCAATTCCCGTGTTTGCTGATGCAACGGCGGCGGGTTCGGCTATTGCGTCACCGCAGGAAGGTCAACATCGTTTCCTGAAGGACACGGATGCGTTGCAGT